TGGATCGCTTGGTGTAGTAGTAACAATTGAAGGTAAAGTAAATTTACCGTCTGCATCATTACATAAAAGTATCTTACCTGCATGTGAGTCTACAGTTAAAGTTGTATCTGCGGTTAAAGAAACAGAGTTGTTAACCCCTGCTGAAATAAATCCACCCAATGATTTGACTGGACCTGAAAAAGTTGATTTAGCCATTATATTCTCCTGCTAAATAAGTTGCGCCATCTTTGGAGTAAGTCTGCCGAGTCAGTTGGAGCAACAAGTTACCTCGGTTTTTATAATCTTACTTTATTTAATCTAAATGTGGAAGAGATTGTTTTGCTTGTAAAACTTTTTCTCTAGAGTTGAATAGTGATTTGTATGAATCTTCTATGGATGGATCTTTACCGTAGGTGTCTATAATTTCCTGGCCTACCATTTCTATTAAAGCTTGAATGGTAATTAATTTACCTTCAATATCTTTTAGTTTTTCATTGGTTGGATTGACAGACATAAAGTTTATTTTATCTTGTCTTTGACGAATGTTGTATCCTTCTAACCAATTTTTTATATTAATTATCTTTTTATCGTAATCTGAATAAGTTTCCCAGTCTCTAATCTCATCTACATCTCTGCCACAACCTTTGCACCTTTCATCAAAAGGAGCCATAGAAGTGGTACACCTGCCTGTACAGGGGGAATTGGCTAGACTAACGCTTTCGTGCAAAGCTGTATTCATAATAAAACCCTACGGTTTTACTCGGATTATACATCATTTTACGAAAAATCAACAAGATTTGTAAAAAAAAAGGGAGCCGAAGCTCCCTTTCTGAGATTTTCACCTCGTCCCGGTAAAACTGGGATTAAGCACCTTGTGATGCGAAGACACATCTTGGGTTTGAGAAACCGAAAGAATATCTTTCTCTAGCTTTGAATCTGACATTGCCAGTATCAAAGTCACCTTCCATAGAAGTTGAAAGAGGTGATCTTTCGAAATGTTTGAACCCATCAGGACAGTCTGTCTTCAAGAACCATGCATCAGTATCTGTTAAGAAATGGTTAACTGAATAACCTTCTGGGACCATTCCCATGTTTTTAATAGCATTGATGTCATTGTCAGAAGTACTTACTCTTCCTGGAGTGTTAAGCAATCTATCAGCCACAAATTGTAATTGTGGTGGAATGATAAGCTTAGTTCCTTGTAGAGCAAGGATCATATTTCTGTCATCAACAAAAGTTGAAACAGAGATAAGAGCGTCTTCCAATGAGGTTTCATTCAAGTCAGTATAAGTGCTTGGTCTGTTTGAGAAAGTTCCGCCACCAGTTAATGGGTGAGCATTACTTACTAGAGCAACACCGTCACCACCTGTAAAACTAGATGAGAAAGCGTTGTTCAACACAGAAGCAGCTTTTACTTGCTTGGTGTGTGCCATAGATCTTGCTAGAGCTTTAGTGTATCTAGCACCTAATCTATCGTATAGGTTATCTTCGATTGCTTCTTCAGTAAGAGCAAAAGCAAGAGCAACAGTCTCGTGGCTGTATCTTGCAGTATAACCTTCAGAAGCGTTGTCAAATGAAACGCCTGATCCTTCTGGTTTTACTTTTGCATTACCGAAACCAACGATTAGAGTCTCTTCTTCAAAAGCTCTGTCTGAAGATTCAGTATCAAAGATTTCTGCGTGCTCGTTCTCGTACCTGTCGTACTCCATGCCAAATAAGGCATTTAGGCCAGGTTCGAGCTCTTTAGCTAATTGTGAACGATTAATAGCCATTATTATGTGCCTCCAGTTTGAGCATAGAAGTGCTCGTTGATTTTGACTATCAAGTTAACGTTTCCTGATTGAGAACCAGTACCTAAAGTATTATTCTCAGGATCTTGAGAGAATCCAACGATTCTCAACTGAGCTGCAGTTGTCGCCATTGTTCCACTGATTTCAACAGAAGACTGACCGTCTGTTGTTGAACCAGAAGCATAAACGATGTCAGCGTTAAGACCAATAATGGTCTGAGTCACTGAACCGGTTGCAGCACTCTGAACTTCGAATAAAGTATTAGGATCGTCATCTACGAAAGCCACCGCATCTGATGTCACAGTACCATCAGGCCAGTAAGCTGAATAAACCACCTCACCGCTTGAATTGGTAAACTGACATCCCCTAAAGACTCCCAACAGTTCATCACCGGCAGCAGCTACTAGAATAGTACCTGCAGAGGTCATTTTAACTGGGTCGCCTGAAAATATGTTTCCGCTTGCTCCTGAAGCAATTGAGTATTCAGTAACTCCTTCAGAGTTAACATTACTACCCAATTTACCGTTGGATCTCAAGCCGAAAGCAGCATCTTGGTTTGCCATAGTTGTTTCCTTTTAATTAAGGTTAGTAAAGAAAGAAACAGATTATCCGTTTCCTCCGCCAAATGTTACCCTTGATTTCATATCCCTAGAGATAGGCATCGCAGGATTTTCTTCACGCATTAGGTCGTTTTCTACTGCATTCATTTGATTATCAGTTTGGGCCGCGAAAAATTCATTTCGCTGATCTGCGATTTCTTTTGGTATCTTGCACAGTATTAACCCACCAACACCAATGATGCCAGCGTGACGACCATCATCGACAGTCGGCAAATCATGGAATCCGGGTAGTTCTTCTGGTTTAACTGGTTCGAATCCTTCACGAAATCTTTTTGAGACATTCGTTTTGTCATCTTGTCCAGCGATAGATTCTCTAACCCAGCGATAAACTATACCTTGAGATTTTGCAATTTCGATAGCCTCTTCAGGCAACTCAAGAGCACTTGGCATTTTCCATGCTTTAGGTCTCTCTTGTTTAGCTCTAGATTCTGAATCTCTTGGAGCTCTATCATCGTTGCTGTTAGCTCTTGTTACTTTTATCTCTTTCTTACTCATGATTTTTGTAGCCTCGCTTTTTGTATTGCGTAATCTTTAAATGACACTCCAAGCTTCTTAGCTAATTGCTGTTCACTCGGCGTCAATTGAATACGATTATTTTGTTTGCGTCCAGTCGATGTAGTGCGTGTTGGCGAAGCGACAGTTTGGACGGGTTTTTTGTCTGCTTCCACGTTAAACTTGTGAGGCAACTCTTGTCGCACTCTTTTATCAATCTCACTATAATACTCATCTGAGTCAGTGTCAAAGCCTTCGTTCTCTAATTGCTTGTGAACTGCAAAGGCAACGGATGTTGCAACTTGGTCTTGTCCAAACCAAGTATTCTTTTGCGCCCACTCACGAGCTTTAGGTGAAGGTTCAGCGTATTCTTCTACAGGTTGAGTATATTGCTGATCCTGAGGTTGATTTTGTAAAGATTGAACATAAGCGGCCTCTTGATCTTCGTATTGTTTTTGGGCTTGCTTATATTGTTCTAATCTAGATTTATCTGCTGTTGCTAAAGTTAGAGCTTCAGTAGCTGTTGCTATTGCTTCAGCATCACCAGATTCTGTAGCTTGTTTCAAAGCTTGTTTAGCTAAAGTCATTTGAGATTCAACACGATTACCAAATTCATCTCCATAAGAAGACATTTGAGTTTTTTGTTGTTGTCTTAATTGCTCGTTTTGTTCTTTAAGTTCTTTAGCATATTGAACTGCCATCAGCTCTCTTCTTTGAAACTCTTTTGCTTGAGCCACAGCTTTGTTAATTCTGTTTTGAGCTAGAGTTGCACGCTTTTCAACTTCAGACATATCTTTAGCTTGTTCCTCTACTTGAGGAGAAACCTCAAAGTTTTCTTGAACTTCGTCTTCAGTTACAGGAGCAACCTCTTGCTTGTTATCTTCTAAAGAGATTTCTACAGCTTCATCGCTTACTTCTTCTTCGACTCGCTTTCTTTCAGGCACTGCGGCCTTTTCGATTTTCTCTTCTGTTATCTCAATATCTATATTTTCTGCTTCACTTGCCATAATTACCTCTTATAAAGATTTAATATCATCCGGGTCTAAAATAGTTCCAATTACATCATCATCATTAATGATTCTGACTTCATGATCGTCTTCTAAACGAAAACGAGATCCAGCGTATCTACCAATCAACACCCAGTCTTTTTCTTTACACCATGGTTGATTGCCATACTTTTCTGTTTCTTTATAAGCGAGAGGTCCAACTTTTAATACATACGCAACAACTGTTGATAAGGACTCTCTATCCATTGTTTCTTTGACGAGCTGAATACCTCCTTCAGTCACGCCTTTGCCACGATAAGGTAATACCAGTATTCTCCATCCTGTCGGAGTTGGCATTCTATCTAGCAGTGATTTATTAAGTAATGTTGGATCAAGAACTCTTTGTTCTTCTTTTACAAATGCTTGATCTAATTCTGATTGGGATTCTTCTTTCTCTTCTATTTTTTCTGCGACTTTGTCATTCATCGATATTGTCCATTTGCAGCGTTTCTTTTAAATCTTGTTCTAGGGATCGCAACGCCGATAACTCACCCATATAAAACTTGTAGTCTTCCATGGATTGTACATTCCCTGCAGAAAGACTGTCAACAATATTGTTCTGTCTTTGTCGTAAAGTTTTAAATAAATATTCTGCTAATTTAATCGCATCCACACAAATTCTCTCCTTTTTGTGTTTATTTTAAAGATTTGGTCCTTTTGCTAATTTTCCAGCAAAGCCAAAAGGACCACTAATATTTTGTTGTTGATCTAAATCAGGTCTTCTTATAGCACTTAAAAAAGATCCTTTTCTTGGAGGAGTGCTCGTAGGTATTAATTGTTGGCCCATAAATGTCATACCTTTAGGAATTGTGCTAGTGTTAACTCCTTGCCCTTGTCCAGGCATAGGTATTGTTGTGGCACTTGATAGTCCGCCAAACAAACCACCTTTTTTTGTTGTTGGCGCTTTTCCATATTCACCAAGAGTTACATCTGATCCAAAAAGATTAACCGTTTGAGGGGTTTGACTAGTCTGAGGTTCTCCTTGATAACCAGGCATAAAAGGTAATGGTGCGCCAGCTTTTTTCTCATCTCCAATAGGTTCAAAAATCGGCATTGTTATTGGCATAGGCATTACAACTGGCTCTCCAACTGGCATGGTTGTGATTCTTGGCTCTGTCAATTCTTCTCTTGTTATTGGCATATTTAATTTTCTTTGTTGTCTTTCTAGTATTTCTTCAACATCAGCCTCATCATAACCAATATCAGCTAATTCTTGTGCTGTAAGTTGTTTAGTTCTGCCAATCGGTTGAGGTTGTTGAGCAGTTTTTATATTTCGATTTATCTCAGACATTAAATCTTGATAGTCTTCTCTTTCAAAAGGTTCCATCTGCTTGTTAAAATTTAAAAAGTTTCCAAAGTTAGGTATTTTAGAAAAGTCTATTTCAAAATCACCGCCTATTGGAAAGGTTGGAATATTAGGCATGACTGGAGCTTCCTC